GGAAGGAGTGTCCGTTAAACTCAGGCTACCTCAGGTTATTCGCTTCTGGGCATGGGCGGATCAACAAATGATAGACGGTAATGCAGATTGTAACGCTCGCGGCGTTACAAAAAGTGCAATAGATCGCATCACTTTTATGTCTGGTTTTGCTGATGCGTTAATTCAGGTTGGATGGCTGGTCGAAAATGACGGAGGGCTTTCTCTACCTAACTTTGAACGTCATAACGGAAAAAGCTCTAAAAAAAACGGGCGGTTACAAACGAGCGAGTAACAAAAATACGCGAACTGAAACGAAAAGGTAACGCTGCCAGCGTTACACAAACGGATCAAAAAGCGTTACCAGAGGAAGAGGAAGAGGAAGAGGAAGAGGAAGAGGAAGATCTAAATACTGATCTCCCCCTCGCCAAAAACGAGCGTCTAAAAAATTCGAGCCGGAGGCTATTGAGCTGCCCGATTGGTTGCCGGAAACACTCTGGCATGAGTGGGTCCGGTTCAGACAGGCATTGCGAAAACCGATTCGAACGGAGCAGGGCGCTAACGGGGCGATACGGGAACTGGAAAAATTCCGTCAGCAGGGTTTTACACCTGAGCAGGTGATTCGACACAGCATCGCCAATGAATACCAGGGCCTGTTCGCGCCGAAAGGTGTTCGGCCTGAGACGTTGCTCCGACAGGTTAACACCGTCTCGTTGCCGGACAGTGCGATCCCGCCAGGCTTCAGGGGGTAACGGACCATGAAAAATATTGCGACAGGCGGCGTTCTGGAACGCATCCGCCGACTGACCCCGCCACATGTAACCGCCCCATTCAGAACGGTAGCGGAGTGGCGCGAGTGGCAACTTGCTGAAGGCCAGAAACGTAGCGAGGAGATCAACCGCCTGAATCGCCAGTTGCGGGTGGAAAAAATTCTGAATCGCTCAGGCATCCAGCCGTTGCACCGTAAATGCTCGTTTGCGAATTACCAGGTGCAGAACGACGGCCAGCGATACGCGTTAAGCCAGGCGAAATCCATCGCCGATGAACTGATGACCGGGTGTACAAATTTTGCGTTCAGCGGAAAACCTGGTACCGGGAAGAATCACTTAGCGGCAGCTATCGGGAATCGCCTGCTGAAAGACGGTCAGACAGTGATTGTGGTTACCGTGGCTGATGTTATGAGCGCCCTGCACGCCAGCTATGACGACGGGCAGTCAGGCGAAAAATTTTTGCGGGAGCTGTGCGAAGTGGATCTGCTGGTTCTTGATGAAATTGGCATTCAGCGCGAGACGAAAAACGAGCAGGTGGTGCTGCACCAGATTGTTGATCGCCGGACAGCGTCGATGCGCAGCGTGGGGATGCTGACAAACCTGAACTATGAGGTGATGAAAACATTGCTCGGCGAGCGGGTGATGGATCGCATGGTCATGAACGGCGGGCGCTGGGTGAATTTTAACTGGGAGAGCTGGCGTCCGAATGTTAGCCATTCGAGGGTTGTTAAGTAGTTTCAGGAGGATTTATGGCGAAACCTTTTACTCCCGAACAGCGGGAAGAACTGAAGACGCGAATTGTGGAACTCGTGCATCAGGACGGTCGGGTCACGATTCGGCAGTTGTCAGATGAAACAGGTATCAGTCGTGCGTCTGTCGGTCGCTTATGCATAGAACTGGTCGCAAGTGGTGATGTATATAATTCTGGCTACGGCTTATTCCCGTCTGAACAGGCTCGCAAGGACTGGCAAAGCGCCCGCAAAAAACTCTCGAGAGTAAAGGTGAGGAAACCGGTTGTTGTTGATCCGGACCTTATCTGGTCATTACCTGACGGAGAAATACGCCGCTACGACAGGCGCCTGAATATAATCTGTCGCGAGTGCCGGAAGAGCGAAGCTATGCAGCGTGTACTGGCTTTCTATCAGGGTAATTTTCAGGAGGCGATACTGTGAATGAAATTAGCTATCAGGCTTCAATTACCGCTGGCATTCTCATACACTAAATCAGTAAGTTGGCAGCATCACCAAGATGAGTTAAGCAATATCGTTTTATTTCCGGTAAAAGAGGATGACCCTCGTAATCAGGTTAATTTTCTTTATGAGCCATCGGAAAGACCATATTGCCATCACGCCTCTGTACGGGTTGACGAAAAAGAGCGTCAGGTCCGCTGTAAAATCTGCGGTGCGGTTGTGGAGCCGTTTGACTGGATGCTCTCTGTGGCAAAAAGAGAAACCAGACTGGCAGATGATGTAAGGCTATTGCGCCAGGAGGAACAGGAAAGGCGGAGAAATATAGAAAAGCTGATACAGATTGAGCGTAACGCGAAAGCGCGGATACGCAGGGCGACAAAATCCAGAACTGAATAATTAAATTTAGCACTGTTAAAAATTTAATCCTTAACCGGAGGGATTTCTGCACCCTCAAATCATCAGGAGACCACCCGAAAGGGCGGGGAGCAGTCACACATCTGTTTCCGATAGCCCCGTTCTAATGCTACACTCTTTGATATTTTTATGACCCCAATAAACATATTTATGACAGTTGCTGATTTCAAACGGCCCAAATTGGAGCTCCCAAACGGGGCAAACAAACTACTACTGCACTCTTGCTGTGCTCCATGTTCCGGTGAGGTGATGGAGGCGCTTCAGGCCTCGGGAATCGACTACACCATCTTTTTCTACAACCCGAACATTCATCCTCAGAAAGAGTATTTAATTCGTAAGGATGAGAATATTCGCTTTGCTGAACAACACGGCGTGCCGTTTATTGATGCTGATTACGACACAGACAACTGGTTTGAACGAGCCAAAGGAATGGAATGGGAGCCCGAACGAGGGATCCGTTGCACCATGTGTTTTGACATGCGTTTTGAGCGGACAGCGCTGTACGCCGCTGAAAATGGTTTCAGTGTGATCAGCAGTTCACTGGGCATTTCACGCTGGAAAAATATGCAGCAGGTTAACGACTGTGGGCGGCGAGCCGTCGCGCATTATCCGGGCATGGTGTACTGGGATTATAACTGGCGCAAGCAGGGCGGCTCGTCCCGTATGATTGAAATCAGCAAGCGCGAAAAATTCTATCAGCAGGAATATTGTGGCTGTGTGTATTCTCTGCGCGATACCAATCTACACCGCAAATCTCAGGGACGCCCTCTTATCAAAATTGGTCAACTCCACTACGGTAAAGAAGAGAAGGAGTGATTTTATGGGGCACCTTTCTGATTGATTTCATATTGGCGAGGTAAGTAGAATGACTGCGGGTGCTTGAGGCTATCTGCTTCAGGCATGAACACCAAAAGGCAGATAGAGAAAAGCCCCAGTTAACATTACGCGTCCGGCAAGACGCTTAACATTAATCTGAGGCCAATTTCATGCTTTGCACATGTAGGTTAGCCTCTTACATGCCGAAAGGCAAGGAGAAGCAGGCTATGAAGCAGCAAAAGGCGATGTTAATCGCCCTGATCGTCATCTGTTTAACCGTCATAGTGACGGCACTGGTAACGAGGAAAGACCTCTGTGAGGTACGAATCCGAACCGGCCAGACGGAGGTCGCTGTCTTCGTAGACTACGAATCCAGGAAGTAAGAGTGACCGGGCGGGGAGCTGATCCCATCCCCGCCCACCTCTGATGTGTCAGGCATCCTCAACGCACCCGCACTTAACCCGCCCATCGCTGTGATCTCTCAGCGTTTCGGCGGGTTTTTTGTTGTTTATTTCCGGTGAATTTGATTCGCGCACCTTCGCAGATAGAATCGACTCACTTAAGTAGCGCGCAGGGAGAAGAGGGATGGACCCCGAACAGGGGAGAGCTATTTATCTGGAAGGATTCTGAAGATGAAAATCGAAGAATTGCGTGAAATTTTTAGTGAAAATGGCCTCTATGCTGTGCGCGTTGAGAATGGAGCGATTGTCAGCCATTGCCGCATTAGATGTTTGCAATCTCAACAAAGGAAGAGCGGTGCTGTGTTATTTTATTTTTGTAATGGACTTCTGACGGACGGTTTTATTTTGCGTGAGGACGAATTTGTCACATCATTACGGGTTTTGAAAGAGATTGGTTTTAAGGCTGGTTTTCTGCTTTTGCTGAAGAATAAACTCATCTACAATCTTGAGCAGGATTGAACTCCTGCTGTGTAACACCGTGCCACCGGAGAAAGCCGATGGCACATATACAACTGGTCAAACAAACCTCTTCCGGATTACTTCTCCCGGCGACGCCGGAGAGTTGCGATTTTCTGCATCAAATCAAAATAGGTGAGTGGATACACGCAGACTTTAAGCGTGTGTGTAACTACGCATTCCACAAGCGTTTTTTCAAACTCCTGCAACTGGGTTTCGATTACTGGACTCCGGTCGGTGGGGCGATCACGCCTCGCGAACGAGAACTGCTGTCTGGTTTCGTTGATTACCTGTGCGAATCAGTAGGTCGGGAACATACGCCAGCTCTGAGCGAAGCCGCAGAGCAATATCTGAATACAGTTGCGACACGCAGAACCCGGGATACGGCATTGCTAAAGTCGTTTGAGGCTTTTCGCGAGTGGGTAACCATTCAGGCTGGATTTTACACCGAACATTTTTATCCGGACGGTAGCCGCGGGCGTCGGGCAAAATCCATCGCTTTTGCGAATATGGACGAAACCGAGTTTCAGCAGGTTTATAAATCTGTTCTGAATGTGCTGTGGAACTGGATTCTGTTCCGTAAATTTTCCTCTCCGGAACAAGTCGAAAATGTGGCCGCGCAGCTGCTGGAGTTTGCGTAATGGTGGATTTACGTAAAGCGGCGCGGGGGCAGATGTGCACCGTCAGAATTCCTGGCTACTGCAATCACGATCCGGAAACGTCTGTGCTGGCGCATTACCGACTGGCGGGAACGTGCGGAACAGCGATAAAGCCACACGATATGCAGGCAGCGATTGCCTGTAGCTCGTGCCACGATTTAATCGACGGGCGGGTAAAAACCAGCGATTACACCAAAGAAGAATTACGCCTGATGCATGCAGAAGGTGTTTTTCGCACACAAGAAATCTGGAGAAAGGAGGGATATTTATGATTTACCCAACGAATACAGGAAAAAGCGGAGAACACCTTCGTCTCACCACGCTGGAAAGTGTCTGGATTCAGGGAAAACTACGTATGTGGGGGCGCTGGTCGTATATTGGTGGCGGTAAGACGGGGAATATGTTTAACCTGATGTTGACCTCTAAAAAGCTGACAAAAACGGCAATTAACGAGGCGCTCCGGAGGATGAAAAAAGCAGGTCTGAACAAGTCTGAACTTGAGGCTTTTTTGCGGGATATGATTAACGGTAAGCAAAAGAGCTGGCTGGCGCATTGTACTGATGCAGAGGCGTTATGTATTGATCGGGTCATAAGTGAGGTGCTGGCAGAGCATCCAGGATTGATTAGCGTCCTTCGGCAACGGTATGAGGGGCGGGGGATGACCAAACGCAAAATGGCTGAACTGCTGAATGATGCACACCCGAAATGGAGTTTAAGAACCTGTGAAAGACGCATTGAGCATTGGCTAAAGGTGGCAGAATTTATTTTGTACAAACCAATGGTTATGGCTTTTGGTATAGAGAAAAAAGTTATTGCTTTTTGACGTAAAAACTGCTTCAATTCTTGTACGCTTCGCAAAGCTGTACCGCGAGGCGAATAGCAGACATGGACATTTGAAAGAGCCCGCTTTATGCGGGTTTTTTTATACCTGAAAAACGGCACAGGA